AGGAGGAGTCCTACGACTAGGCTTCACACTATCTCAACTTGACGACCAAGGTAAACGTAGAATAGAACACGACAGCACAGTATCACCTGGTATGCCCTGGGTGTCGTCTGTCGACCCACGGGATATAGTAGTCCCCTGGGGTACGCATCGGCTCACAAAAACTCCTTGGATCACCCACAGATTTATACGACAAATAGACGACCTTAAAAATGACCCAAAGTATGAGAATACCTCTCGCCTGACACCTACACTGTCAATGGAAGACTTCGTTGACTCCTATAGGTCAACAGTCCGAATGTGGCGTCCGTCGTCAGGTACCTCTGATCGAGGTCAAGCTCGCCGCGACCGGCCTCGAGCTCGATTCACCTCCCGAGGTTCTCGTACCGTTGAGTTCGTTGAGATGTACGAGATACATGACCGACGCACAGGTCGTATCTTAGTCATAGCTCCAGACCACCCGAGGTTTCTACGCAATGACATCAACGCCTTACAGATCGACAACGTTCTACCGTTTGCTTCTATCTCGTTTACTCCTAAGAGTCGTGCGTTTTGGACCACCTCCGACGCTTATTACCTTCAAGCTATGCAGATGGAGATTAGCGATCTTGCTGTTCAGAGAACAAAAATCCGCAGGTTGGCGGTCGTTAAGTTCCTCTACGATGAGGACGTCATAGACGAGGAAGAACTCGCCAAACTACTCTCACCTAACGTTGGTGCAGCTGCTAAGATCAAGAAAGGTATGGTTGGAAAGCTAGATGACGCGATCAAGGAACTCCGTACCACAATAGACCAGAACCTAATCCTTGAGGAAGAACATCTCCGTCGTAACGTGCGAGAACAGATAGGTTTCTCCCGCAACCAGCTTGGCGAATTCGCTGGCGGGCGTAGAACAGCTACAGAGGCGAAGATCGTTGATAACTCATCCGCTCGACGTTTAACCCGTAGAGGTAAGGGTGTTCAGCGTCTATACCAAGATACTATATCAATCATCAACGCTATCATATTTGAACACTGGACTCTACCTCGACACATTGAGGTAATGGGAGAAACTCAAGCTAGCGAATGGGTAAAGATCACTGGGGCCGATCTTAAATCTCGTTACTCGTATGATGTCAGCTTCACCAACGATGCAGAGCTGAGACAACGCCGTATAGAAGGTCTCCAGTTATATCAATTCCTATCTCAGGACCCATCCATAGACCCCGTAGCCCTACGACAATACATAGCTGATCAATATAACGATCCTGCTTTTGCGAGGTTATTCAATGCCGATATACAGAATGCAATGCGTGCAATGCGGTTGGCAGGCGGACTGGTACAGCCGGAGACCCTTAACCGCGGCGGAGGTGGCCAAGCTGGGGGTCAGGGAGCGGGCGGAGCTGGAGGTTCCCAGTTGCGACTCCCAGACCTGTCTCAACTCCTCGGGCAAGGGCCAAATGGTCAAGGCGGGCGTGCAGGAGGCAATCGTACATCAGTGGCCCGCTGACGGACTACATCTTGAACACGCAGGAGAGAATGGAGTAACATTTCATTCCAAACAACAGCTTAAAGATTGGTGTAAAAAGAAAGGCGTTTCTAGTGGAGCATTACTATGACTATAGACGAAGCCCCTAAAGATACAAACAACCATCAGAAAAAGATTACTTTAATATGCACTGGAGGTAGACGTTGGGATGTTGAGTTTGCTGGGATTATAACCCAACGAGATATTCAGAAGCTTTATAGAATCCTCAAGGTAGAGTTTGCTAAAGTTTTACGAAGACGCAGCTTAAAGAAGATGATGGCTCGAGGTGCTTTTATAGTTACTCCTAAACCTGTGGAAGCTAAAATAGTTACTCCTACACCTACCCCTACACCTACACCTACACTAACATCTCAAACAAAGGATATGACAGATGCCAGCTAAAAAGGTACGAATAGTGTCAAGAACACCTGCTCCTCGCCCTGAGGTTGAGTACGTAGACTCCAACTTGGAGCCTGACGACACTGACACCGATACTGACGATACTACAGATGACACAAGCACAGACGACTCTAAAGACACCAAAGCCAAGAAAGAAACAGGTGATGTGGGTGCTCAACAGATTCTTGAGGCCTTTGGGGGCGTCGACTTTCTCACCGCTCTAGTTGGAGACACCGACGTTAAAGCAATCTTAGATGCTAGACGTGCAGGCACAAAAACCAGAGTAATGCTTGATGGTGAGCCTAACGATCCTGTTGAAGAGGTCGAAGATCCTGTAGACGAGGCAACTGAGGACCTTGACGACGATCTTAAGAAAGTTGTTAAGGCTCTTCGGTCTGACATCAAGTCTCAGCTTCAACCTCTCACCGATGAAGTCAATGCCCTCAAAAGTATTGCTGGAACCTACCAAAAACAGGCCGTCAACACACAGATTCAGACAGTAGCAGGTAAGTTTAAAGACTTCAACAAATATCGGAAGCCTATGGCTCAACTAGCTCGCGACCATCCTGGTCTAGCTGTAAAGGAATTATATATTCTCGCTAAATCACAGGCCAACGAGCTTGAGATAGCAGAGAAATCTACAGAGAGCGAACGTCCTACACCTACCCCTCGGCGTAGAGCGGCAGGTGGTAGGAAACAATTAGCTGGCGTATCTGCTGCCTCTAGTGGGCGAAGGCAGTGGAATGAAGCTCTCGCATCCGCCCTTGACAACATTGAATTCGTAGAGGATTGATCCCCCTTGTGAAACTCATAAAACAGAAAAAGGATCTTTTTAGGAGTAGCGTATAATGACCACGCTTCCGACTTATACTCGGACGCTTGACGATGCCTTCGTTACCACATGGTATGAAATCCGTGAAGATGCTATCGACAACATTCTCGGTGCGACGGTAACCTGGAATGCACTCATGGGTGCAGGTTCCTTCACTGAGCAAGTTGGTGGTGAGATCATCACCCGTACGATTCGTCACGGAGAGATTACCGCTGAGCAGGTACAAAAAGGTAGTACGGTCACGTCAGGCGAGCCGAAACTAGAGACACTTGCTCTCTGGCAATGGAAGTATACCTCAGCTAACGTCCAGCGTTCAGTGTTCACCGATCAGAAGAACGCAGGACCGTCTAAGATCAAGGACTACGTTGGTGTTCGCATAACAGCAGCACGCGACGGGTTAGAGCAGAAGTTCCAGTCCAATATCTGGAATGCCCATCAGACGACCGAAACCGGAATCGACATGCAGGGAATCAACGACCTGATTCCCACTACTCTAGCACAATCTAGTGCTAACACATATGGCAACATCACGCGTCCCTTGACGTATGACGCCGCCTCTCCTGATACCGTCCGCTCTCCCCTCACAGGCAACACGTGGTGGGGAGGTAAGTACTTCGATGGTATCCTCGCCTCAATTGACGTAGACTTAATCGACGACATGAAGTTGCTCTACAACACCCTTCATGCCAACCAAGCCCCACCGAATCTCCTCATTGCCACCCAGGCTATCTTTGAGATCTACGAAGGCACCGCCATTGATATCTCTCAGATCATCAAGGATGAGACCACCCGGCTCGCTGACATGGGCTTTGAGGTACTCCGGTTCAAGGGTAAGCCACTCATCTGGGATACCAGCATGACGGCCAACCATGTTGTCATGCTTAACACCGACTTCATCGAGATTGTATACGACCCACAACTGTGGTTCGATATGACTGACTGGAAGCCGCAAGCATTCGAGTTTGATCGGGCGGCTCAGATTCTCTGTGCTGTGAACCTTATTGGAACTCAGCCCCGTCGTAACGGTAGAATGATCTACGCATAACATTTTTCAAGCTTTGAAACATCTACGAATAACCTCAAGGAGTTTGTATAATGCCTTTTAAGGCAATGTTTGAAACTGCTATTACCGATACATGGAATGCCACTGATGGTGCCATGATCGGTGACAAGCCCGGTGATATTCGTTTCGAAGGTGGCTCCGTCTACAAGTGCGTGATCTCGTCAGGTGCCCTTGACTTTGTTGCGGGTGATGTTGTTGGCTACGTTGACAATACTGGCTATGCAGCACACACCGTGAGTGGTACTGTGTCAGAGACCGGTGATCTTGGTGCTGGCGTTGCTCAAGCGGCTGTCACAGTCACAGCTATTAGATTCTGGGTAAAGATCAAGGGCCCGGCTACTCTAAATACCACATTGACAGCCGCAGCCACCAACGGTCGTGCGTTGACGTTGCTTGGTGCTAACGACCTGACCCTTGACTTGTCTGCACTTGTCACAGACTTTGTCGTTGGTGCGACTGTCGATGATGCCAACGACGAAATCATGTGCGACTTCCCATTC